TGGGTAGTAGCCCCATTAATGAATCTAATAATGGTACGTGGGGTTGTATTGATATTGATCAATATAATCTTGAACACAAAAACTTAATACAAAAAATAAGAAGTTTAAAACTTCCACTTATAGTATTCAGGTCTAAATCTGGTGGAGCACACGTATTTTTATTTACAAAAGAATTTATTCCTGCGTCGTTGATGCAGTCTACTCTTAAAAAAATTTCAGATGCACTAGGATATTCAGGTGTTGAGATATTTCCTAAACAAACTGAAATACTTGTAGAACGTGGGGATACAGGTAATTTTTTAAATCTTCCCTACCATAACCAAACCAAAGGATTAAGATATGCGTTCGATGATAATGGCTCCGCTGTGTCACTTGAGGAATTTTATAAGCTCTATGATGTTTATGCTTGCAGCAGGGAAGAAGTTGAGAAAATTCAAATCAAAGAAGAAAAGGTAGAAGAAGCATTTAAAGATGGGCCTCCATGTTTAAATAGATTAGCTCGCGATGGCTTTAGCGAAGGATCTAGGAACAATGCATTGTTTAATATTGCCATATATTTTAAACAAGCAGATCCAGATACTTGGCAAGATAAAGTCGTCGAAGCTAATCTTAAATACATGACAAAACCATTAAATAATAGTGAAGTACAACAACTACTAAAATCAATTGGTAAAAAAGGTTATGATAAATATAGATGTAAACTTCCACCAATTGTAGATGTTTGTAATGCATCTTTATGTAGAACTAAAAAATTTGGTATAGGTTCTGATGAAGATGCTATGCCTTTATTGAGCAATTTACAAAAATATAATTCTAATCCACCACAATATTTTTTAAATGTAGGTGAAGGAGAAACTTTAAAAAGAGTAGAGTTAAAAACAGAACATTTAGCAAATCCTGTTATGTTCTCTATTGCATTACTTGAGAAAGCAGATCTTGTTATACCAAAGTTAAAAGATAAAGATTGGAGAGAATTTTATTTAAAACCATTAATAGAAAGAATGGAAACAATTCAACCTTTAGAATCATTAGATCCTAAAAATCAAATTATTTCTTTACTGCAAGATTGGACAACTAATAGACAAAATGCAAGAACAATGGAAGATATCTTTAATAAACTTCCATACACAGATGACAAAAGAGAATTTACTTATTTTAGAATGGAAGACTTTTATAATTTTTGTAAAAAGAATCATTGGGAAATGGATAAATCTAAAACAGGTAATTTAATTAAGTCTTTGAAAGAAGATAAAATCTTTGTAGAAGAAACTAGAATGAAGATTAAAGGTCAAGAACCTAGACTGGTTAAAATTAAAACTATGAAGAAGATAGATGCTTCTGTATCACAAGTTAAATATCATGAGGAACATTTTTAATGATAGGAGTAAACTGGTTTTTAAAATACAGATTATTAAAACAAGAATTAGATAAAGTAAAATTACAAAAAGAAATATTAGAAAGGAGGTTAAAGAAATATGAAAACAATAATACTAGGTCCACCTGGAACAGGAAAAACAACAACGTTGTTAAACTTGGTAGATGAATTTATTAAACAAGGAATTAAACCAAGAGAGATAGGTTATTTTTCTTTTAGTAAAAAAGCTGCAATAGAAGCTGCAACAAGAGCTGTACAAAAATTTGAATTAAGTCCTGAACATGATTTAGTTTATTTTAGAACTATTCATTCTTTGTGTTTTAAATTATTAAACATGACTAGAGATAGAATGATGAGTCCAGAAGACTACAGAGAATTTGGACTCAAATGTAATATACCCATTAAGACTGCATCTTATTCAGAGGAAGATGGTATATTTAATTCAGATAATGAATACTTAACTATTATTAATACAGCAAGAGTCAAAGGTATGGATCTCCTTGAATATTATGATTCAAGAAAAAATTTATTAGATGTAGAAAGAAATACTTTGTACCTGATTGACCAAGAATTAAAGAGATATAAAAAAGAAAAAGGATTAAAAGATTATACAGATCTATTGGAAGAATTTGTTGAAAGGGATCTAGCTCCTAAATTTAAAGTATTATTCATAGATGAAGCGCAAGATCTATCATATTTACAATGGAAATTAATCAAATCTATATGGAAAAACGCAGAAAAAACATATATTGCAGGTGATGATGACCAAGCCATTTTTAAGTGGGCTGGGGCCGACGTAGATCACTTTATAGCGTTAAAGAATGAAGTGGACGAGGTCAGGACGCTTAATCAATCTTATCGCATTCCTGGTGGTCCTATACACGAATTATCACAAAAAATTATATCAAGAGTTAAGAATAGATATGAAAAAGACTATAAACCACGTGAAGAAATAGGTATTTTAAAATATTATACTGATATTACACAAGTAGATATGTCCAAAGGAAACTGGACAGTTCTTGCAACAGCTAATCATTTCTTAAATGATGTTAAAGATTTATGTGAATTACAAGGTTGGTATTATCAATGCAAAGGAATTAATTCTATATCATTAGAATTATTACTTGCATTAAGTAATTGGGAAGATTTTAGAAATAATACACCATTAAATTATCTACAAATAAAAAACATATACAAATATTTAGGAGCTAATGTCACTCCTGGATATAGAGATGCTAAAACATTAAAAGCAGAGGAAAAGTATTTAATTAATGACTGTATGCAAAATCATGGTTTACTTACTAATAAAGTATGGTATGAATCATTTGAAGGTGTTGATACAATTACAGAAAATTATATTCGTAATATGAGAGCAAATGGTGAGAAGATAAACAAGACTCCTAGAATTCTTTTGTCTACAATTCATTCATTTAAAGGTGGTGAACAAGATAATATTTGTATTCTAACTGATTTAACTGCTGCAGCTGTAAGGCAAAGTGAAGATGATCCAGATGATTTACATAGATTATATTACACTGCATGCACTAGAGCTAAAAAAGAACTTCACATTGTAGATCCAAGAGATTTTAACAAAGCATATATTATATGAGTAATAAAGTATTTTTTAGACAAGTCGGTGGTAAGCATTACAAACAAATGGCAATACAGCCATCTGTATTTATTAACGAAAACAATTTACCGTTTGCTGAAGGGAATGCAATTAAATACATTTGTCGTCATAGATTAAAAGGTAAGAAAGAAGATATTTTAAAAGCAATTCACTATTTAGAAATGATTTTAGAAAGAGATTATAAAGATAAATGACAAGAACATTCCAACAAGTTTTATTTACACCACAAACAGAATGGGTGGTTCCAGAAGAATTAAAAGATCTACGAGGTCATAAAGAAATTGCAGTAGATTTAGAGACCTGTGATCCGGACTTAATGGAACTCGGATCGGGGAACGTGATTGGTCGTGGTAAAATTGTAGGAGTTGCAGTAGCAGTAGAAGGATGGTCAGCTTATTATCCAATAGCTCATGATGGTGGTGGCAACATGGATAAAAAATTAGTTTTAAATTGGTTACAAGATTTATTTAAACAAGACTCTACATTTATATTTCACAACGCGATGTATGACGTATGTTGGTTAAGATCAACAGGACTTACATTGCCAAAAAATATCAGAGATACTATGATTGCAGCATCACTTGTTGATGAGAATAGATTAAGTTATCGTCTTGATACACTTGCAAAAGAATACGCAGGTATTGGTAAAGATGAAGCAGTATTACAAGCCGCAGCAAAAGAATATGGAATTAATCCTAAAAAAGATTTATGGAAACTTCCATCTATGTTTGTTGGTCAGTATGCAGAAAGAGATGCAGAGTCTACATTAAAACTTTGGCATGAAATGAAAGTAGAAATTAATAAACAAGATCTTGTAGATATTTTTGATATGGAAACAAAATTATTTCCTTGTTTAGTAGATATGAGATTTAAAGGTGTAAGAGTAGATTTAGAAAAAGCAGAAAAAATTAAGAAAAAATTAATAGAAGAAGAAAAGAAATTGTTGTTTAAAATCAAGGAGTTAACCAAAATTGATGTAGAATTATGGGCTGCAGCATCTATTGCAAAGGCATTTGATGCACTTGAACTTCCCTATGATAAAACAGAAAAAACAGGAGCTCCAAGTTTTACAAGAAACTTTTTAGCAAATCATCCACACGAACTTGCACAGTCAATTGCAAACGCAAGAGAGATTAATAAAGCACACACAACTTTTATAGATACAATTACAAAACATTCTTACAATGAAAGAATTCATGCAGATATAAATCAAATTAGATCTGATGATGGTGGAACGGTAACAGGAAGATTTTCAATGTCTAATCCTAACTTACAACAGATTCCGGTAAGACACAAAGAGTTAGGTCCATTAATTAGATCTATATTTATTCCAGAAAAAAATTGTAAGTGGGGAGTATTTGACTATTCACAACAAGAACCAAGAATTTTAGTTCACTATGCTAAACTACAAAAGTTAGATGGTATTGATGAAATTGCAAATGCATACATTAGTGGTGAGGCAGATTTCCATGCAGCAGTTGCAAAGATGGCAGGGATTGAAAGATCACAAGCTAAAACAATTAATCTTGGATTAATGTATGGTATGGGTAAGAATAAATTAATGGCTGAATTAGGTTTAATGAAAGAAGCAGCAGAAAAATTAATTGCACAGTATCATGCTAAAGCACCATTCATAAAACAATTAATGAAAAGCACAACCAATAAGGCAGAACGATCTGGAGTCATTAGAACTTTAAAAGGAAGAATTTGTCATTTTGATATGTGGGAACCATTAACATTTAATACAGGTACACCTAAAAAATTAGAAGATGCGCAAAAAGAATATACTTTTGGTATCAAAAGAGCTTTTACTTACAGAGCTTTAAATAGATTAATACAAGGATCCGCAGCAGATATGACAAAAATGTCTTTGATAAGATTACATGAAGAAGGTGTTATACCACATATACAAATACATGATGAAGTTGATATATCGGTTGAATCATCAGAACATGCAAGTAAGATAATTGAAATTATGGAATCAGCTGTTAAATTAGAAATACCAAATAAAGTAGACTATGAATCAGGAGATAATTGGGGAGATATTAAATAATATACAATGTCTTATTTAAATGCTAATATACCACCCATATACTGTAAAATAAGGAGAGAATATCTATATGACTTACGAGAACATCAAGGCGAAACTGAAGATTGTGTGGTCTTTGCTATTGCAAGTATTCCAGGGCGTGCAATCTTATTTCATGCTTTACTTACGAATGGTGCAATATATTGGCGGCTTCCTATCAGTGCTTTTTTTCAAGGAGGAATCAGCAGTGCTGTGCATCAAGGAAAAATGGAACC